GGAGGAAATACGTCTGGATTTGGACATGATCAACGTTTATCTCGCGGAGATGAGCGGACAAAAGCGTGAGAGATTGCAGGCTCTGCTCGATTCGCAGGACTTCACACTGCCAGGATATACGGACAAGGTCGTATTCGCAAAATCTGAGGTATTGGTAAAATACGAAAGCGCCCAACCACGTGTCGTCTACCAAGGAGGTGACATGTACAATTTGACTATGGGCGCTGCCGTTTACTATTTGTCTCGTCGAATTGCTGAGGAGTTGAACCGCACAAACCCAAGGAACACCGGGAATGAAGTTATATATTGTGTGGGGATGACAGCAGACGAGATAGCTGATATTATTCAGCATACCCCGGGAGAGGCCTTCGAGAACGATATGAAGAACAATGACGGGTCAATGCCCGCTGGAGTTCGTAAATCGGAAGCCATGTTTTACTACAAACTTGGTGCGCCAAAATGGTTCGTTCGTGAGTTTGCTGCCAATACCGGAGTGCGGATTTTCACCCGGTATGGTCTCAAAGGCAAGGTTAATGGTCAACGTTGGTCTGGTGAAGTTACAACCACCACAGGCAACGGATATACCAATGCATGCATTTCCCTTGCCAGCTTGAAGCAAGCTGGAATCACACTATCGACCACTTTGGTATACGGGGATGACAATTTGACGATGACAATGCAGAGCCGGAAGGAGGTTGTGAAATCCTTCGGTATTGTCTCGGAAAGCATGGGCATGAAGAGTGAAACAAAAATCGTGGAGAAGAGAGAGCAAATGACGTTCCTTCGCAAGCGATTCGTGCCCAGTGTTGACAAAACGTACCCCGTACCGTCTTTTGGGCGAGTGGTGAGCAAATTACCTGTGCGTGCTAATCAGAACAAGCACGTGAGTGATGAAGATTACATGGCCGGCAAGGTTTTGAGTGCCGCTTATGAACATCGCCATATCGCTTCTTTACGAACTCTCCTGTTGGAAACAGCAGAACAATTATCGTCAACGCCTTACATGGATATGAGAAACCAGGCCATGGCGTATAAATACTCTGCAGACGAATTGAAAACAATGACTATTGAGGCAAAGACCATCGAGTCCAACATGCTAGGGTCCTTTCTCCACTCCGTTTACGGGATATGGGAACAAGATCTAGTGGATTGCTACGTGGCCGTGTGTGACGGAATCCTTGGGTTTCGTAGGATCAACGCACGCGGTCAGGGGACTCTTTACAAGCCACCAATGATTGCGCCGAAAATACCACGCGCTCTTTGGGACACGGCATTTGAGAGCATTGTTACAATGGACGTGAGTCTGTAGAGGTTTCTACATCGACCGCTGCGTTTTATGGGTTTAGCAGCGAAAACAAAACTCTCCGCACCCCAACAACAAGT